TGATGATCTTACGGATGAATATATTGAAGAGCAAGTAACAGAATTCTTTGAAGAGTGCTTGGAAGAAGGACTGGATATCGATATTGTAGAGCAAACGATTTGTGAGTCGGTTGATACTGAGTTAGAAATTCTTACTGAGGTTACAAATCCAGCACAGGTTGCTGCAATGAGAATGAGGGATAAAACCTCTGCAGCATCTGGAGAAGGTCAGAAAGCAGGCAAAGATGCCGGAGCAGCTGCTAGAGCAAAACTTAAAGTATCCAAAGAAAAAGTTGGAAGTGCTTCTCCCGAAAAGAAAGCATCAAAACTTTCACAAATTAAAGGTGTAGTCAAGAAAGTAGGTCAGGCAGCAAAAGGTGCAGTTGGACTTGCTGGAAGATCAATATCTACCGCAAAGAGAGCAGGTAGTTCCCTTAAAACTTCCTTTAAGAAAGGATATGAAAGAGGTAAAGGTTCTCCTCAAACATCTTCTAGTTCTTCTTCTGATAGTGGAAGTTCTTCTAGTTCTTCTGATAGTGATACTCCTTCAACATCAGGCACTGGACCATCTTCTAGTTCTTCTAGTGGTGGTGGATCATCTTCTCCGGCACCTAAGAAGAGAAAGGATGGTCTTCTGAAAAGAGGACTTAAGAAGGTCGTCAGAGGCATTAGTAAGGGTGTTTCTGCTGCTGCTGGTGCAGTTAAAGCAGGTGCCGATTCACTTACCAATAGAGCAAGGAAAGAGGAAATGGATTACAACAAAGAACTCGCAACAATCAAAGAACTTTATAGTCAAGTTTGTGATCATCAAAGTGAAGAAGAAATTGAAGAGGGTATGAAACCACTTCCTAAAGAGAAGATGGAACGTCAGTCTAATAAAGCTTATGCTAAAGAAGTTGTTGCTGCTCGTCAAGGCAACGAGAAAGAAACCAATAAGCAGATGCAACGTCGGATTGCGATGAAAGACCCTGCTGGACGTAAAGCAGTATTAAAAAAAGAAGAACTTGAATCAACCGGTCTCTTTACTGAAAAGGAAATCGAAGGTCTTTTAGAATCTCAAGAGGCACGTAATAATCCTGAAAAGTATGAGAGGGACTCAAGAAAGTCTGAGACCAAAGGACAAAGTGCAGAGAGAAGAGTTCGTAGTAGATTGAGTCAAATGGATCCTAAGAAAGCAGAAGCAATGAAGGCTCAAATGAGAGCAGTCGGATTAGACGTTTGATTTTAGCACATTTAACATAATACTTTAAGGAGGACTTGACAGGTCCTCTTTTTTTATGTAGACTAGGTTTGTCCCCGTTAAAGATAAATAATAGCTCATAAGATACTATATCATGAGTTATGAAAATTCTTGGATATACGATGATGAACCTTTTGAGTCTGCTGCTATTGGGAACTACTTTGGCTTTGTTTACTGTATTACCAATAAGTCCAACAAACGACAATACATTGGGCGAAAGTATTTTTGGTCGTTCAGAACCCCACCAGGAAAAAAGAGAAAAGTAAAACAAGAATCTGATTGGAAGAAGTATTATGGTTCTTGTCCTGAGTTGAAGGAAGATATAAAAAAGTACGGCAAAGAGTTCTTCAGTAGAGAAATAATAAGTCTTCATGAGAAGAAGGGAGATTGTAACTTTGAGGAGACCAAGCAGTTGTTTCTAAATAATGTGCTATCAGAGGCACTTGACAATGGAGCACCGGCATACTACAATAGCAACATTCTCGGCCGTTACATGCGGAAAGATTATGGAAACTTTGGAAAAGACCCTGCAGGTGACTCATGACTGGGCAGTTGACAGAATGCACATCCTCTGTGACTTAAAGACCGATGATGTGCTAAAATCTGTAGAAGATGCTCATGCAATCCAGTCAGAGTTTGCTGAATGGTTAGACCCTAATCTTGAGGATCATGAAATTTACTCACTCGAATATCTTGGAGACGATGATTAAAGCACTTTTTGGAATTGGAGTTCTTGCAAGTGTAGTTGCAATCCCTTCCCCATCAGAACCTGAACAAATCAAAGCAAAATTAGAACCAGAACCTGTAGAAGAAATTATTATAGAGAAGGAGACTTGGAAGTGTCCTAGTTGTACTCCCAATGAACAAATTGTTCTAGCAGCACTACAAGATCGCACAAACATTTCTGATCGTAATGCGCTTGCTACAATCATGGGAAACATTCGGCAAGAATCAAAGTTCATTGCTAACATCTGTGAAGGTGGTGCTCGTGTTTCTTACCTCGAATGTAAGAGAGGTGGGTTTGGTTTAATTCAGTGGACTTCTATTGGACGTTATAAAGGTCTTGGAAACTTTTGTGCCAAGTATAACTGCAATCCATCTTCTCTTGATGGACAAGTTCGTTGGATGATTAATGAACCTATCTTCCGACGTGTTCTTCCACAATTTGAAGGTGGAGGGCAGACAATATCTTATTATATGAGACCCGCATATGTTTGGTTGGGTTGGGGGATCAAAGGTAGTAGAGAACTTTATGCATATAATTACACCAAAAAAATGGTATTAGTATGAAAGAAAAACCAAAAGTAGAATGTTTGATTGATGATTTAGAAGCACCATTATTTGAATGTGGGGCAGGACATCTTACTCAGGGATATGGTTTTTTTACAGGTGTTCCTGCTCCTAAGTATTTGAAAGATGATGCTTGGTTTGGTCCGGCAGTTTTGTCCGATCCTCAAATGACTCTAAAGGAAGCATTTGATCATGCAGTATCTGATGGTCAATTGTTACCTGAAGATGATACGGTAGAACCAAAAGATATTCATGAGGTAATATATAATATTGCTACAAGTAGTGGTAAAACAACAACTCAACTTAATCCCACTCCACAATTTGGAAGTGGTTCTGAAAATTTTCAGGAAGGTTGGCAATCCGGAACTGGTTTAGGACAATTTAGATGAAAAAAATTATTGCAAGTTTACTGGCATCTGCAGCATTAACTACTCCTGTTTTTGCAGATCCACTTAAAGATAGTGAGTATTTCACCATGCATTCTATGGGATGTATGCTTTTACAAGAGTGTATAGATGAAGTTGAGGAAATCACTAGTATTCTAGATGTGTCTAGTCAGTATTCTAATACTGATTCTTTTTATTCTGTTGCTACTGAATTCAACAATATGCTCAGTTCCCTTAATATGATTGGGGTTAAGGTATTTTTGGCAGATCAAAAATATTTTCCTGTATCTCATAGGGGTGTTTATCATACTGTAGGTAATAACTTCTTCCTCAATAAAGCATTCATGGGTCGTCCGAATGTATTGATGAGTGTGATGCGTCATGAAGGATGGCACGCGGCACAGGATTGTATGGCAGGAACGATTGATAATAGTTTGATTGCTATCATCAAACCTGAAGATGAAGTTCCTATGCTCTGGCGTGATATGGTAGAAAGTGCATATCCCGAATCGTCATGGCCATGGGAAAAGGAAGCAACATGGGCAGGTAAGACAGAAGGAATGACCTCTGATGCACTTGCGGCATGTGCCAATGGTAATATGTGGGAGGTTTATGAACCCACTCCTTTGACCCGTAAATATCTGGTCAAAGAAGGTTACATTACTAAATAATAATATCCTGAACAGGAAACCAGCCGAGAAGAGTTCTGTGAAACCTCTTGTGTTATAATGGTGAACTCTTTGTTGGATAAAGAATTTAAAACATGTCTACTCTAACAAGAGACGTATTAATTAGAACCATTGTTGCCAACGAAATGAAAGCGCACGATGGTTCTGATTATACTCAACAACTAAAAAGTACATATCATAAATGGGAACATCAATCAAGTGATGCTCTCTGCCAAAAATTTAATCAAATAGAAAAATCTAATGTCACTGTTGACATACTAAAACCATAAATAAAAGAGCCATGCCTCTTTTCAATGCCAGAAGAAGTCAAAAAAGATGAACCTAAGAAAAAAGGTATTTTAGGAAAACTAAAGGAGGCAGCAGATGACAAGGAAGAACAAATTGCAATTCTGTCTACTTTTGTTAGGCTTGGCATCCTTGTTTGGAGCGGCGGAATACTCACGTTGGCTTACATCAAGTTACCACCAGCCCTTGGTATTCCTGAGCAAAAATTAGATCCAACTTTTATCGCCAGCGTCTTCACTGGGGTTTTAGCTACTTTTGGTGTTCAGGCAGCAAAGAAAGCAGGAGAGAATGGTAATGGTGGTGGTGGAATCAGTAAAGCAGATATGGAAAGATTGATTGCCGCAGCAGCACAAACTGCACCGGCACAAACTATTCGTATTGAACAAGCACCTGTCCAAATAACACAGGCACCTCCAAAGTCCGATGAACCTTACAAGATGTAATCATGGATAATCAAAAATCTTCATTTAAGTGGGTAGTCTTAACAGTGGGGACACTGTTTGGGATTGCTCATATTGGTGTCTTGGGACATCTGATGAATAAAAATAACTTACCGATAATCAATCTTCCGGTTGGAGATTATACTTCATATAAAGTAGAGGCAGGGGATCAGGGATATAAAATAGATTATTCATCAAATGATCCTAAAGTCATGGGTGTCCGAAAAAGAGTCGATAAGACTAATGGTTTCTTTGGTATTGGTGGGAAATCAAATGTAGAATATGATGAAGAGTATACAATGGATGGTGCCCGCCATATGGGTGGAGGTGCTGAGGGAAAGTTAACTGCCAAAAAGTTAGAGTGTATAAAGGCGGAAGGTGGTGGAGAATCAACAGGAAGGATAGTAGGTGCTAGCGTTGGTGCCGCAGCAGCACCATGGTTCACTGGTATTCCATATGTCGGATGGGTTGCTGCCGGATGGATAGCAATGTTTGGACAAGATAAAGGTGCAGAGATTGGTGGAGAACTGGCAACAACAATGATGGAGGGATGCGATGAACTTTGAATTGAATATGGAAGATTATACTATCATTATCAACGCATTGCACTATTATAAAAAGGTAGAGAAAAGAGGTAATTTCAAACAATATGATGAAGAACGTATTAATATGTTGAGAGATAAAATGGCATATCAATTAGTTCCCAGTGCTGATAGTGAAATATGAATTTATTGTTACGTCCACTTGATAATGTTGCCGACCCTGTATGGTCAGTAATCATTCTGGTAATCATTGCCGTAGGGTTGGCACTGGGTTATGTCGTATACATAATAGGAGAAGCATTTGAGGAGTTAGCAGATGGGAGCAATGACACCACCGAGCAGAAAGAGTTGTTACAACTTCCGAGTAACGGAGATTAACCGTGTACTTGATGGTGATACTATCGATGTCACTATTGACCTCGGGTTTGATTTATACAAGAAAGAAAGAGTTAGAGTTGCAGGAGTTGATACGCCGGAGAAAAGGACGAGAAATCTAGAGGAGAAGGCTCTTGGAATCGACGCAACCAACTGGCTCAAAGAGAAACTGGAGAGTACTATCGCTGGTGATGATGAGTTGTCTGTTAGGACTGAACTTGTTGGTGGCGTCGGTAAATACGGCCGTCTTCTTGGTTGGTTATACATTGGGGACTCAGACGTGTCCCTTAACGAACAAATGATTACTGAAGGATATGCTCATGAATATGATGGAGGCACAAAGGATATGAATCTAGAAGAACTTCGTGTGATTCGTAGAGAGCACGGCACGTTGGTAGATTGATGATGAGTGGTTTATTTGTATTTGGATTTATAACTTTATTATGTTATACACTACATATTACGTGGCCTATAAAAAAAGGTAAAAATTAAAATGCAAAAATTAATTAACATTCTTGCTCTAGCTTCTTTTGGTGTATCCTCCGCAATTGTTGGTGGTAGTGCTTATGTTTATATGAACAAAGATTCTCTAATTGAATCTGCTAAGGCAGCAGCAACCAAAGCGGCAACGGAAGCAGTTGCCGGAGCACTTCCCGGAATGTTGGATTCTGCTGTGCCCGAACTTCCTAGTGTTACTGGTGGTGCTGTTCCTGGACTACCTTCAACTCCTTCTGTGACTGGGGGAGCACTTCCTTTTTAATATTGTTAAATAGGGATAGTTGAATTGATATTATGTCTTCTACATCTTTTCGTAAAAGGAATTCTATAAGAAATAAAAGTAAAAGGAGAAATGATACTGATAGTACATTTTTTCTCTATGTTGCGTTTCACTCTATAATTTCTTCCGTTATGAATATCTTTACGGATGACTGAGATTCCGATTATTACTTCTAATGACATTAGTATTCGTGAAATTATAATTCCTCAAGTAAATACTGTCTTAGATAACTATACAAGAATACCTTTAGGACCACCTGTCGTAGTAAATATTGGCACGCCTGTTGTCAATATTCCAGGATGTGTAGAGGCTCATCAAACAAACAACCCTAAAAATAATCAAATAAGAACCGATGACGAAAAAGGATTGGTTACGTATTGTGATTCTGGTGTTCCCAGTTTTGATCCTATTTTATATGAACCTGAACAGATGATCATCACTAGACCTAGTGGTGTTGATGTTCCAAAAGATGCTCCTGTAGTTCCAGAAACTCCTGAGGTTCCAAAATCTCCAGATCCTCCACCTGCAAAAATAGATTGTCCTACGGCATCACAAAATGCCAAAGAACCTATTGGAGAGTTTATACAAGGATTTAGAAAAAAAGTTACTGAATATAAGTTAATCGGTAATGAATGTATTCAAATAACAGAAGATGTCCCTGTAACTCAACAGATAGTAGCAGGACTTCCTACTGGTGGACAGGTTGTACAGGTGGGTGGAGTTGCCGTAATCGCAACTACTTCAGCACTACTTGCAAAACCATTAGCAGACTTATTATTGAAGGTGGTGAAACCTACGATCAAAAAAGTTATGAAAAAGATTTCTAAGATCAGGGGGAAAAAGGTTGTGATTGAATCTTTAAAGGACCGCCAAGGTCAACAGCGGATTCGGAATCGGGCAATTCGGGTTTTGAAGGGGCGGGAATAGTATGATAATGAGGATGCTTATGTCTTGGTGGATTGTTTACCACCACATCGGCACATACTTTATAATAGGGACTTCTGGGATGAAATTGAATTCCTTTTAATTTCAACTCGCCACAATTCTTAAGACGCGCTATCTCAAAATCTAATCTTTTATTGGCAGTCAATTGCTGCATCATTTCAATATTAGAAGATGCTGCTTCTTTACAAAGGTCTTGTAAGTTTTTATCTAATGGTGTGCTCCAAGTCATTGAGAAACCTACACCCAAACTGTAGTTATCTTTTTGTCCGGTTCTAGTTTTTTTGGTGAAAAGAATATCGCCGGGATTATCAATCAATCCATCCTCATTTAAATCACTGACATCATATACTGGATCATCATAATAACCTTGAAAAGGTTTAGAAGCAGAGACACTTCCTGTTACATATGGTGTGAAATTGCGAGTGGGACCTTGACACTGAATTCCCCCTCCATATGTGTTTGTAATGTATGGTCCCTGAAGGACCTGAATAGCTTGGTTTGTAACGGAGCCTGAACTGTTAGCGACAGGAGAAGCAGTAGCAGACACACCACCAACGGTTTCAGCATAAGAAGGAGATGCAAATAATAATGTTATTGCGAGAAGATACTTGTGGTATCTGTGACGCTTGTAACCTCCGTCACTCTTTGAATAATTGTATGATTTTGAAGCCCCGGGCCAGAGTAAGTTTCTGTGAACTGAAACGCTGACCCTGGTGTCGTCTGTGTGAATTGAGGTTTGCTTGTTACACCTGTCCATGATGATGTCACTCCATCTATAGTTATATTAGTTGCTCCTGTCCCTGGAGATAAGTTTCCACTTGCACTAATACCAGAACCAGTAGCAGAGTACTGATATCCCGTGCTGTAGTCCATTGAGTTTATTGTCTCAGTTATTGTTTGCGTCGTTTCTGTATGACTGCTCATACTTCCCTGAGTGAAGTTCGGCACCACTGGAACTGCTAGTGCTTGTCCAGGCAACAAAACAATGCTGGCAACAATTACAGAAAGAGGTGCCGCGACAATTTGAGCAAAGGCATCCTTTTGGATTTGGAAAACCATAATTTAAATTCCTCATCAATCGATGACGGTGATCTCACTGATAAATTGTCCTGTTGCAGATGTACCAGCACCGCCACCAGTTACCGTGAGAATACCTGCTGAAGTTACAGTACCGGCAAGAGTTCCTATAACACCGGCAGTAGAAGAAGTTGCACTAGAAAAATTGGGAACTTCTCCGACAGTTGGAGCACCAGTTGGAACTGCATCAGCCTGTGTATATGACTGACTGAAAGAAAATGCAGAACCTGCTGTATCTTGAGTGGCTGCAATTGTTCCGGGAGCATATACTCCACTGGTAATTGTTCCTGCAGACACTGTTCCGGCAGTTGTTCCGTCTGTAGTATCAATATTACTCCCACTTATACTGAAGGTCGAGCCAACTCTAGTTGCTGTAGTCTGTGCCGCATTGACGGTTAGTTGAACACTAGAAGCATGTTTTGAAACAACTCCTCCGGCATTTGCTGCGCTTGCGGTCATTATTAATATTCCGAAAGCAAATAATGCTCTTTTCATTTTTTTTCAAGCATACTTTTTATTATTTAGTTCATGCGAATTTATACTTATAAATAATATTAAATTAATTTGATTTGAAATGAACGAACAACAAGAACATCTTACACAATTATTGGAACAAAGAGTAACACTGTCTCAACAGTTGGAAGGAATCCAGGCACAAACTACAAGAACCAGAGATTTGATGCTGAAGACTCAAGGTGCTATTGAGTATTTGGAAGCAACCGGAGTCAAGTTACCTGAACCAGAAGTCACCGAAGAAGCAGAAACCGAAGTCTCTGAGACGGAAGTCGTAGAAGAGGGTTGACGCACAGACTGGAAGGCATTATAATAAGTGAGTTGAGAGGCAAAACACAGGTAAGAGCATCGACAAACAGATGACGCCTCTTGACTTTTTTCATGGGCAAGTAGCTCAGATGGAAAGAGCCACGCACTTCTAATGCGTTGGTCGGGGGTTCGAGTCCCTCCTTGCCTGCCATTCCCCTGTAGCTCAATCAGGCAGAGCACGAAACTGTTAATTTTGGGGTTACTGGTTCGATTCCAGTCGGGGGAGTTGACAAAATCTTAATCTTGTCTTATACTATGTCTTGTGTGAAGGAAGATGCGTTGGGAGAGCAATCTCCCACTCTGCGGAATTAGTTTAGAGGCAAAACTAAAGGTTTCCAACCTTTCGTCACCAGTTCGATTCTGGTATTCCGCTTTCGGGTTAACCGAATATCCGAAAACCAAAATGAGTATAAATACTCCGTTACTAGTAACGATTTACAACAGAACCAGTCGAGGTTCTTAACATCTGCGGGTAACCATTCCGCAAGTAAAAAAACGAGGAAAACAAATGTTTAAAACGACTATCGCTGCAGCTGCCGCTGCAATTGCTCTTGCCCCTGCTGCCGCCCTAGCCGGTCCCTACGTCAACGTCGAGGCTAATTCTGGTTGGACTGGATCCGATTACAATTCGACCACCACAGACCTGCACGTAGGATACGAAGGTGAACTTAGTGAGTCCGCTTCATATTACGTCCAAGGAGGAGCTAGTGTAGTATCCCCTGATGGTGGCGAAAGTGACACCGTTCCTTCTGGTAAGGCAGGTCTCGGTCTTGCACTGACTGATGCATTTGGTGCATACGGAGAAGTTAGTTTCGTCGGTTCTGGCGATGCTGACATCGACCGTGGATATGGAGCTAAATTGGGAGTTAAGTACAACTTCTGATCTTTCATATAGACACATAAACATCTAGATGTTCGGAGATCCTGACGAGGGTCTCCTTTTTTTATGCTTTGATTTAGGGGTGGTTAAAAACAGATTAACCTGCTCTATATACTGAGGTTTTGTTATCTTTAAGTCAACTTAACTTTTACTTAAAGACAGATCTAAAAGGGTCTGTTATGATAACCAAGTAAACATTACAAAGGAATTACAAATGAAAAAAGCACTGGCACTTTCTGCCCTGGCAGTTTTGGGCGCTGCCTCTGTAGCACCTGCTATGGCTGGTCCTTACCTCACCACCAAAGTTGGTGCGAAAGGT